GAGACTCATTGACTTCTTGGCAAGAGAGAATCATATGTCGCCTTTTAGACATGCATTCTTGACCTTTGAATTCTACGCGCCATTGATGGTGGCAAGACAGCATTGGAAGTATGTCGTAGGCTCTGACCACACAATGGATGCGTGGAATGAGTCATCTAGACGATATGTCACAATGGAACCAGAATTCTACATACCAAGCTCAGAGCAATGGCGACTTGCAGCAGAGGATAAAAAGCAGGGATCAGCTGGCATAGCTGGCTCTTGGATTGGATCTCTACTCACAACTGAGTTGAGCGAACTAGTCGATAAGTGTGAGTCTCTATACAATATGGCACTTGAGAACGGTATTGCGCCAGAACAGGCTAGACTATTTCTTCCTGCATATGGCATGTATCTATCTTATAGGTGGTCCTGCAGTCTTCAGTCCGCTGCGCTTTTCTTGAATCAAAGACTATCTGAGGATTCTCAGGTTGAGATTCAAGAGTATGCAAAAGCTGTCCATGAACTCATGAAGGACATATATCCAGTTTCACTCTATGCACTTTTGGGAAGATAATGGCTGCTGGTAAGCTAAACTATATTGTAATGTACAAGAACTCAAGTCAGGTTTACGGATCTGCTTCCAAGAAAATAGCCTTGGAATCAGCTCCACCAGAGGGTTGCAAATTGGAAGATAAGCGAGTATTATTCGTTAGCTATGAGCCAGATACAGAAAACATAGCTGTATACAAGCTCCCAGATGAAGAAGTGCAAAACGCAGAGATAAAAGAGAAGAAGCAAGATGAGTAAGAAAACAAACGAAAAGAAAAAAGTAAATATAAAGCTCAGTTCAAACCAGTCTTATTTTGTGGATGAAATCGATACATTCATGCACATACAAAAAACCTATGCCGACTTACTTAGGTCAGTAAAGAATGAGATCGAGCGAGAAAATATTGTTAGGATACTAAACAAGATAAACGAAGCGTTCGAAAACATATTTGTTGGATCGGCAGATGGATCTAATGATGAATGGTAAAGAATTGAAAATAGCTATTGGTTTAGTCATTGCTGGACTGGTGATAGGATATGTCTCAAAAAGATCTTTTGATTCTTTTAACCAGTTTGTGCACGAGGTTGATCAACCAAACGTAGATACTGATCAATGCCTTGAAAGACTCAAGGAGTTTTTTCTTACTAAAGATTCATTAGTATTGGCAGAAGAAGAGTATGAAGATCTATTGCTCATGGGGTTCTCCCCCATTGACTCATTTGAGATAACGATTTCAAAAAGAAGCATCATATGATAGATCTTTGTGTAGTCAACTACAATACAAAAACCATGCTCAATAGATTGATGGACAGTCTTCACTCGGATCTAGATACAGTTCCTAGACTTTGGGACCTGTACATTTCCGACAATGATTCATCTGACAACTCTTGGGAGTGGCTGGAGAAATCCGTCATCGAGCAAGGAAGATATGAAGTATCTGCATGCTGGAAAAATGAAAACATTGGGTATTCTGCCGCGTGCAATATGATGGCTGCAAACAGTGAATCAGAAATAATAGGATTGTTAAATGCCGATGTCTGGCTCAATAGTTCAGACATACTAAGAATACATACTATCTTTGATCAGGATCCAGACATCCACATTCTTGGGCCAAAGCAAAGAGATGAATCAGGACGAATTACTCACGCCGGTATCGTTGGAACAAATACTGCTCCAAAACATCGTGGTTGGAGACAGATGGATCCAAAAGACGAGTTGTATAGAGATAGAATTCCCTGCGTAACCGTCTCGGGATCTGCATACTTTGTGAGAAGAGATGTTTGGAATTCATTGACCAACAATGAAAAATACAGAGAGATGTATCCAGATGCTATCGGTGCTTTTCTTCCGACCCCTCATTATTATGAAGAAACGTGGTGTTCTTATTTCGCCCGTCATCTTGGCTATAACGTAGTCTATGACGGAAGCGTGTCTATTGGTCACAGCTGGCACGCGTCATCGCCAAAGCCTGGAGAGGGATTTAGTCACGCTGATTCATACTTCCAAACAAGTCAAGCAATATTTCGCAAAGCATGCGATTACATAGGAATAGAAAGAGATTAATTTTGAAGAAAAATGTATTGTCACTATTCTCAGGTGTTGGTGGATTTGATCTTGGGTTAGAAGTTGCGGGCATGAAAACTATCTACCAATGTGAATGGGATAAACATGCTATTAGTATTCTTAATAATCACTGGCCACATGTTCCAAAATGGGGTGACATCAGTACTCTTACTGCTCAAGAAATCCTTAGGCATGGGCAACTGCCAGATGTTATTGCATGGGGCAGCCCGTGTCAAGATCTTTCTGTTGCAGGAAAACGAGCAGGATTAAGCGGAGAACGTTCAGGATTATTTTATGAAGGCATACGAATTATTAAAGAACTACGAAAGGAAACAAACAATGAATACCCAAGAATCTCTATTTGGGAAAACGTCGCAGGAGCCTTGTCTTCCAACGGAGGCGCTGACTTTGGGGAAGTCCTCAATGAAATGGCTGAAGCAGGGGCGATGGTCATTGAATGGGCAGTCTTGGATGCACAACACTTTGGAGTGCCCCAACGACGAAGGCGAGTATTCGTCATCGCTATCTTTGATCCTGCAATCGCAAATAGATGTCCCAACCCGCTATTACCTGTCACCGAAAGCTTGCCAGGGGATATTAAGAAGGGCAAACAGAAGAGGAAAGACACTACCAAAGAGACTACATACCGCTCTGAATGCAGTGATACAAAAAGCACTGCCTTAAACCAAGAAAAACGTTTAATAACAGAACCTTTTACTGGAACAAGCCGCGCTCAATATGGAGAGGGGGTTGGTACGGTTAGGGCAAAGGGTGGTGATCTTGGTGGTGGAAGTGAAACATTGCTAGTAGCATTTAGTCATATTCAAGGTTTGGACCCACAGCCATCGGAAACTGCATGGCCTACACTTAGAAGTGAGGGTGGAGGTCACGCAGTGGGTATAGATACAACAGTGCGTCGTCTTACTCCAGTTGAGTGTGAACGATTGATGGGCTGGCCAGATAATTGGACAAATGGACAAACAGATACACAGCGTTATAGACAGTGTGGTAATGGTGTTGCAGCACCAGTTGCTACTTGGGTTGGAAAAAAAATTGCATCACTGCTATAATCTAATACGCATAACAACAAAAGGAATTATATGACAGATAAATTAAATCCATGGATATATAATGCAGAAGTCAAAAAAGTTGTTGATGGAGATACGTTTGATATCATGATTGATCTTGGCTTTGATACATTTAGAAAGGCTAGAGTAAGACTTTATGGAATAAATACTCCAGAGAGTAGGACTTCTAATCTAGAAGAAAAGAAAATGGGTCTTGCAGCAAAAGAATTCACTGATCAATGGTTGAAGAAAGCAAACAACAAAGTCAAGATAGAAACTATCATTGATAAGAATGAAAAGTATGGAAGAGTCTTAGCTAGAGTTTGGGATGCCAACGGCAATTGCCTTAATTCTGATATAGTGTCTATTGGCCTCGCACGTGAGTACTTTGGTGTGGGTGACAAGACATTTGATGAGTTCAAGAAAGATAAGTAGTGCAAACATTTCTTCCATATCCAGATCTAAAAGAGTCAGTAAAAGTATTAGATTATCGTAGACTAGGAAAACAACGTGTTGAAACATTTCAAGTTCTTAATATACTACTCGACAGAACGCCTACGAAAGGCTGGAGAAACCATCCAGTCACTCGTATGTGGACTGGATATGAAGAAGCACTAAAACTATATCAGAACTATACCATTAGAGAATGGCTTGATAGAGGATACAAGAACAACATGTTATTTGAAGAAGTAGAATACAAGTCACTAGTCATGCCGCCGTGGTTTGGCTCAGAGTTATTTCATAAGTCTCACAGATCAAATCTGTTGAGAAAAGATTTTTTCTACTACTCAAAATACTTCGACGATCCAGATAATCTAGAATATCATTGGCCGGTATAAAAGGAATATAAATGCAAACTAGAGTGTTCCTATCCGGAGCGATAGAAGACATTGATGACTATAAGTACTCGTGGAGGAATGAGGCTACACAAATGCTTTCGAACGCAGGTTTCAAGGCTGTCAATCCACTTGACTATGCTCTTGAAGAGCAAGATTGTGATCCAAAAGAAATAGTTGCAAAGAATACATTTCTACAAAAAAAGTGTGATCTTATACTTGTTGAATATACGATACCAAACCGCGCATATATCGGAACAGATTACGAAATCACTTGGGCTCATCTGCACAATCAACCGATTGTCGTATGGGCTGCCAACGAAATATCACATAGAATATATCTCAGATTTCTCGCCACAAAACTTGCGTTTTCGCTGGAAGAGGCTGTAGAATACATATCCAGTACATATCCATCAGAAAAATAACGGAAGGAAATACAATGTCAGAGAATAAGTTCAACTACTTCGCAGTCACCACAACCGTGCTGGTGAAGGCCAAGAACAAGCAGGAGGCCGAGAAGGTCGCCACTGGTCGCCGCAACGCTTCCGGTGAGGTGCTCTTCCGCGCAACTGATATTGAGCGTATTTCTTCGGCTCAGGCCCAGAAAGAAATCAACAAGCTAGCCAACTGATCGGGTGCCGAGGCTGGGTGTCACTAGTTGTCACCTAGCCTCGGCTCTTTCATTTTTAGGAGTTCGCAATGATTATTGCACAAATGGTAGGAAGAAACGAATCCTCTAGATTCTTGGAGAATGTTCTCAAGAGAATCAAGTCACAAGTCGATCACATTGTTTTTACCGACGACTGTTCAGACGATCAAACACCAGAAATAGCCTCTGGTTACTGTTCGGTTTACAGAAACAGCGAGCCACTATTCGCATATAACGAGGGATTACTCAGAGCAAAAGCTTGGTCGAATCTAGAAAAGCATGCGAATGAGGGCGATTGGATCATCGCAATAGACTGCGATGAAATGCTCTACAACGTAAATGACATCGATGACGCGAATATCTCATCTGTGTTGATGAAGTCTCCATATGATGTAGTCAATGTCCGTTTTTATCACATGTGGAACGATACTCAATATCGAGTAGACAAGCTTTGGGCGCCAAATAATAGTTCAAGAATCTTTAGATTCAAGCTAGATGGTCAATTCCTAGATAGAAAACTAGCGTGTGGTTCTGAACCAACATATGTAATTGACGACATAAGAAGAAAGAATTATTGGTTTAATTCAGGCCTCATAATGCAGCACCTGGGTTATGTCAATGATGACGATAAGCAAAACAAGTATGTAAGATATATGAATCTTGATAAAGGCGAGTTCCATAATATTAACCATATCCAATCAATAGTGGATCCCAATCCTACTCTAATCAACTGGGGAAATTTCGGAATATGAGAACCTTCAACGCAAAAGACACCATAAACCATGTCACATATTTGCTTGAAACAAAGCAGAAGTTTGGATTTGTTACCTACACTAGGTCTGCAATTCTTTCCGTTCTTGGTGAAATAAACGATGAAAAGAAACCACCAAAGCAGTTTGCTAAAGCAGTTTCTGATGGGCTCACGAAAAAGGATCCAAACTTCGTAAAGGCAATCCAAAACGACCTCGCAAGTTCTTCAATGCAGAAGCTAGAAAAGCTAGGAGTAAAGCTAGATAAGGTTTATGATCCGGCATTTCTAGAGTATTATGTAACTAGCAACATCGAGATCTTCAAGACATTTATGAATTGGTACGTACGCAATACAAACTCAGTTGTAGTTTCATTCCAGGGAGAATCGTACATAAGTAGATATTTCTCTCATGGATCTAAATTCATAAATGTTCCATATAATGACTTCTATTCAAGAATAGATGCAATCGTTGCAGAGGTAAAAGAGTACGAAAAAGATGCGTATCTCTGCGTGCTCGATTGCCCGATGCTTGGATCTGCTCTTGCTCCAAGAATTTGGGAGAATACGAACCTTTCTGTTCTTGATTTGGGTAGAACTTTGAACGTCGTAAAGAATGCGGCGAAGCAAAATGACTCAAAGAAATAGAAAAGATGAGCTTTCAGATAAAGAATATCTAACTCATCTATTGTTTGAGACCGACAAGTCTCTTGCCGATATAGCAAGAACCTTGGACATTTCTCTAAATGATCTTAATTCAACACTGAAAAAACTCGGTTTATCTTGGATAAAAGATCACAGAAGAAAGATGTCCAAGGGTCAAACAATATTGACCAGCGTAGTCAAAAAGCTTCTACCAGGAGAAAATATTATAAATGAACACCACATTGGTGATAGGCTTAAGCTTGACGTTTATTGTCCAAAATATAAACTTGGTCTTGAGTTTCATGGAATACAACATTTTAAGTACAGTCCTTTATTCTTCGAATCAAAAGACGCTTTCTTGGAAGCGCAAAAAAGAGATGATAAGAAGATAGCTCTCTGCAAAGAGCAGGGAATAGCACTAGTTGTATTCAGATATAATGACAACATATCAGAAGATGTGGTCTATGATAGAATACTGTTTGCAATCAGGCAAAACCCCGTGTCAGATGACCAACAAAAAAAGTTTAAAAAGCCCAGCATCAAAGATAATCCTTCTTACCAAAAGGCCAAGAAGATAAGATCAGAGAACAGCAAGAAGTACTACAAGCAATTGAAAGAGCGAAGAAAAAATGTCAGAAGAGACCCAGACTGAATCTCCTCAGTATCCAATTGAATACCAGGTATTTGCACTTGCACTTAGAAATTCTGGTTCAATAGAGTTCTTTGATGCGAATCTTCCAGAAGAAGTTGTAGGCATTCCAACTAACCAGATTGGAATAAACGAATTCTATAAAGCGTTGCTTTCATATCATCATGTAACTAAACTCGATACAGTAAATCCAGTAGCATTTAAAGCTTGGTTAGAATCTGAAACAGATGTACATCTAGGTCTTGGTGGTTCAGTTGGCGTAGATACCATGATGGAAATACTTCTTAATCTAGAAGTATCAGATCATGAGTCCATAACCCAGTTAATAAAGCACAGAGCAAATAAACACAAGCAGCTCAGCATATTGCAGGAGCTTGAGCTTATCTTGACCCAAAAAGGAGAAAAGACTCAAAAAGAAATAGAAAGAATCTCTGAGATAACTTCAGAAATCAAGAACCTTGAAAGTGAGCTGAATTTTAACCCACTCGATAGTGTGGTTACTGCAAATGACATATCTAATAGAGCAGAGTCCCTGCTAGAGATACCAAGCTTCCTGCCAACTCAATATAAATCTTTGAATAGAGCAATGGGCTATACAGACGAGGGCGGCTTTTTTAGAGGCGCTGTACATGCAATTATTGCTGGTTCAGGAAAGGGCAAGAGTACGTTTGCTAAGTGCCTTGTAAATAATTGGGCTGACACTGGCTATAAAGTCTTGTACGTGAACTTTGAGGAAGCAATCCCGCACTGGGAGAGAGTCCTTATGACTCAAATCATAGAGAAGAATGTATATGCAGAGGCATCAAAATGGTCTGAAAAAGAAAGAAAAGAAAACTTAGGAAAGTTTCAGCAGAAGCTCAGTGAATGGGGTGAGAGATTCATGGTAAGACATGATCCTGATACTCCATATTTTGAGGATCTAGAAAAGTGGCTAAGAAGCATAATGGGTCATTCGGAGCTGATCCCAGATGTAATTGTCATTGACACCATTCAATCTATGTTCACTAGATCTAGTGGGAAGGGAAAGCCTAGATGGGGAGAGTTTGAGGAGATGATGGTCAGACTCGAGAAACTTGCAAGAGACATGGAATGTGTTCTTATCATCACTGCACAAGAAAATTCCAATAGAATGAAAGAAAAGAGAGAGGTTGTCCAACAGTCAGACACTGGAGGATCTTTGTCGATTCAGCAGAAGTGCGCCGTGACGATTTTTATTACAGAGAAAAAGTTAATCAGTGGAGATGATTCAGAGGATGAAAACATTATGCAGTTGCAGATTCCAAAGAATAGAATCACTGGTTCAACCTACGTATACAACTCGCCCTTAGTCAGATACATAGATCAGCACAAAAAGTATGTTGAATATGAACCCATAACTTCTGAGTCGTACTCAAAAATAATTGATTCGAACAACATGGAGGAATTGATGTCAAGCATCAATATAATGTAGAAATGTTGCACATAACAATACCGCAATTAAAAGATTTCCAAACATGCGAACGTCTATATGATTACAGACATATACAAGCACTTCCAGAAACAATAGGGGGCAGACAACTGTCATCTATTAAATTTGAGAACACAATAAAAAGTATTGTTCATTACTTCTTTTATAAGAAGCAGTCGGGAATTACTCCATCTTATTCGTCTCTTTTAAACAGATGGGAAAAACTTTGGTTTCCAAGAGGTTCGTCTACGTATGAAATAATACATGAGCAACATGAAACAGCATATGGAAACACGGCAAGTTTAACAACAAAAGCAGCTTCTATTTTGCTCGAACTAATAGAGAACTTTAGCGAACAAGATATTATTCCAATGGGAATAGATGAAGAGTATATTTGTTTTGTTACGCCTGATGTAGCTATAAAAGATAAATTTGATCTTATATTCTATAAGAATGGTTTTGTCCATGTTGTTAAATGGATTTTTAATCATAAAATGAAATATGAAGATAGTTATATAGTCGACTTTGCGGCTATGCATATGGGTTTTAAGAGCAGATTCCCTGACAAACTGCACGTAGCAAAAATTGGTTATTATGATTTAATGAATCAAAAATCAGATTTTACTGAGTTCAAAATAGAAAATGCAGATCTTGATGCGTTTAAATACTGGTGCGAATCTCTTTCGCAAGAAACTATTTTTCCACATAGAAGAGGGCTAACAGCCTACTGTAGATCGTGTCCGTTTGATAAGCCATGTTCTAAATGGACGTTTCCAAAAAAGAAGGAAGAGAAAAATGGGTAAAGAAAAACTTCACACAAACATACTTGACGACATCCTTTCGGATGAAAAGAAGGCATCTAATCTAAAAGATGAAGATATTATTCTCGCTCCTCTTTTGGATGAAATCAATCTTATCATTGATTATAACATCAGGTCTTTCGTAAGATCTATCCTGTATAGATCTGGTGACTTCTGGCTGATGCCAGCAAGCTGCTCAGGCAAGCATCATCCGCCAGATGAAAGAGGCGTTGGTGGAAATGTCTTACATACAAAAAGAGTGGTAAGAATTGCCTGTGCAATATCTGATTCATATTCACTGCCGCAAGATGAAAAAGATATGGTGATTGCTGCAAGTCTTATCCACGATATAACTAAGGCAATAAAAGATGAGAATAGTGGCAACTTCAGATATGACCCAATGCATCCATATACGGTCGGTTTATTTGTTAAAAAGTGTCAAGAGGACGATAAGAAATATGCTTCAGAGTCACAATCATCTACACTCTTCTTGTCAGAAGATGCCGTCCAGTCAATTCTAAGATTGGTCAGATGCCACCTTGGGCCATGGTCGCCTGTGCCAGAAACAACCCCAATAACTTATCTTGATATGATCGTGCACCTTGCTGACAACGTTGCATCAAAGATGCATCTGATGATTGACGGTGACAATGTGATAGAATCTAGATGGAGCCATGACAACAAGTGAATCAAATATTCTTCTTAAGAGATTTACTCTCATAAAGAAGATGGAGTACCTCATAGATGAGTCCGTGTATTATAGGACTCATTCAGATTCTTTTTCCCATCCCAAATACAATCTATACAAGTTCGACGCAGACAATCGGTAACACAAAAGTATCATGAAGATAACACAAGAGAACAAGTTTCTACTTGATTGGAAGTATTACGAGGTTGCTAGGTATGTTCCAAATCTAGAGAGAGTCTTGAGAGATAAAGACTTGATAGTAGAATTGCCAGAAGTGTTTGCTTATGCAAATAAGCACAAGAACATTGGCATATACTCATCTGTATTTGCATATAATACAGATGAGCTGGATAAGGCAACTAGGCTTCGGACCTCTGTACTTTGATCTCGACAACGCTGACTTCAACAAGGCATACGAGGATGCAACTGCTCTCTATGAATATCTTAATAAGTATGCTCCGTCAGAATCAATAGCGGTATATTTTACCGGCAAAAAGGGATTCCACATAGAGTGCGAGCCGGTGAGCCTTGGCATAAATCCAGGCAATGGTCTGCCAAAGGCATTCAGATATATAGCATCAAAACTAAAGGAAAAGCTATCTCTTGATAGCCTGGATTTTAGCGTCTATGACCTTAGACGAATGTGGAGACTTCCTGGTTCGATTCACCAGTCAACACGCCTGCATAAAACACTGCTAAACCCATTGGGTGATGAGACGCTTTTTAGAAGCGGGACTTCTGCAATTATTGAGTATTCAAAATCTCCTCAGTCGCTTGAGATCGCTGATCAATCTTTTAGCTATAGAGCTAACGAGTGGTATAGAGAGAATATGTATGAGATGGAAGAGGCGAGTAAGAAAAAGGTTGATCCACTTGAACACTTCAATAAGTATGGATCTAGTGCTTTTAAGAACCTCAATCAAGGCGAAAAAATCTTTGATAGAAACCATCTACTCAACGGATGCAAAGCAGTTGCCAGACTAAAAGAGCAGGCAGAACAAAAGAAGTTTCTTGAACATGAGGCAAGATTGTTTCTCTGTTCCATACTTACATATACAGAAGAATCAATAAATTTTTTGCACGAAATACTCAGCAATTGTTCTGACTACTCTTTTGATAAATCTTCTGCCCACATAAATGACTGGATCAAAAGAAGAGAGCTTGGAATTGGCGGCAGACCGTTTACTTGCGAAAGAGCAAATGCTTCCGGAGTTGGATGTGGAGATTGCTCTTTGGAGAAAAAGAATAAGTGGGTACAAGTTGGTGGAAAGTTTCTTGAAACTTCAGAGAAGTCATCTCCATCACCAATAAGGTACGCATACTCTACTAAGAAAAAGGAAGAGAAAAATGGCGATAAAAAATCCAGATGATGTTATTGGCACGTGCTCTGAATGCAAGTCGGATCAACCTATGAGTTACATGGAGAATAATCCTTTTGCTCACGCCGGTCATCCAGTTCCATGCAAGTATTGCGGCGGCATCGTGATCATCACATATAGAGAAACCAGAGATAATTCGTTAGACAGTTCAGATAGGGAAAGAGGAATTAGTTGAAAAACTGGACCAATCTACATAACCATACCGTCTACTCGATGCTAGATGGACATGGAAAAGTAGAAGAATATTTGTCAAAAGCCAAGTCAATGGGGATGTCTGGTCTTGCAACTACAGACCATGGCAACATTCACTCATGGCTTGACTTTTACGATGCAGGAACTTCCATCGGAGTGAAGCCGATACTTGGTTCTGAGTTTTATCAGGCTAGAAAAACCAGACTTGATCGAGACGAAGAAGAAAGATCTGGTCCAGCAAAGAACGAATGGGAACAAAGAGGTCCATACCATATAACCATTCTTGCCAAGACCAATGCAGGTTATCACAACATCATAAAGATGTCATCTAGATCGTATCTAGAGGGGTATTATGTCAAGCCAAGAATAGACCACGATCTTATATCTCAGTATTCTGATGGAATTATCATTCTCTCTGGATGCCTTAACAGCGAAGTTTCTCAAGCTTTACTGAGAGGCGATTTTAACTTCGCACTCAGCACCGCTGCAAAGATGCAAGAGATAGTTGGAAAAGAAAACTACTTTATAGAGATACAGGATCATGGACTAAGTGAGCAGGCTCAAATCACCCCGCAGCTGATTGAGATAGCAAAAAAAATAGGTGCAAAGATAGTTCCTACTGGTGACTGTCACTATGTCCACAAGGAAGATGCTAGAGCTCATGACATCATGTTGTGCGTTTCTACTAACTCAAATATAAACGTAGAAAATAGATTCTCATTTAGTGGAGATAACTTTTATCTTAAGTCATATGATGAAATGGCAAATCTCTTTCCAGAAGATTGGCTCAGCAACACGATGCACATCAACGACATGGTTGATGTCAACTTAAAGTTTGGCGAACTGTATTTCCCGCACTTCCCAATACCAGAAGAAACATCTACAGAAGACCACTTAGAAGAACTTGCGTGGGAGGGACTAAAGAAAAAGTATGGAGATCCCCTACCAGAGAATGTTTTAGATAGAGCCAAGCACGAACTAAGAGTTGTAAAAGAAATGGGTTATCCAGAGTATTTCTTGGTAGTATCTGATCTCGTTCAATGGGCTAAGTCCAATGGCATTAGGGTCGGTTGGGGAAGAGGTTCTGCAGCAGGGAGCATACTTTCCTATGCGCTTGGCATCACAAATCTAGATCCGTTAAAGTTTGGTCTTTTGTTTGAAAGATTCTTGGTTGAAGGCAGAAAGTCAATGCCTGATATCGACCTAGACTTTGATGATAGGCACAGAGATCGAGTCATTGAATATGCAAGAAATAAATATGGCACAGATAGGGTTGCTCACATTTGCACCTTTAATAAGACGGGTGCAAGACAATCCATTAGAGACGCTGCAAGAGCACTTGCGTACGAGTTTATTTCTGGAGATAAGGTAGCAAAGCTTGTACCGCCACCAGTTCTTGGTGTATCAAAGTCTCTTTCAGAGTGCATGGAAGTTTCAGAGTTTTCAGATCTATACAAAAAAGATCCTGAAGCCAAAGAGATTATAGAAGCTGCTTTTGGATTGGAAGGTCTGATTAGACAGACGGGAATGCATGCAGCTGGTGTCGTGATTTCAAGAGATCCACTAACAGAATATCTGCCCATCATGCAAAAGGGTGTAGATAGCCCAGTCATAACGCAGTGGGACATGGGAAGAGTAGAGCAGTGTGGACTACTAAAGATCGACTTTCTTGGTCTTAGAAACCTAGGTGTCATTGACTACTGCATTAAGCTGGTCAAACAGACCCAAGACATTGAGATTGACGTAGATAAAATCCCGCTAAATGATTATAAAACATTCAATGAACTATGCAGAGGCAACTCTATAGGAGTGTTCCAGCTTGAATCATCTGGAATGAGAGAGCTAATGGTGCAGATGCAGCCTCAAGGCGTCGAAGATATCATGGCTCTTATATCGCTGTATAGGCCTGGTCCGATGGGCTCTGGCATGGATAAGCTCTATGTCTCAAGAAAGCATTCTCGAACCTCAATCGAATATGATCACCCATCACTAGAAGAAGTTCTAGGGCCATCGCTTGGCATCATGCTTTATCAGGAAGATGTTCTTGGCGTAGCAAGAGAGCTAGCTGGCTTTAGCTCCGCAGAAGCCGATGACTTAAGAAAGGTTATTGGTAAAAAGTTGATGGACAAGATTGCACTCTTTAGAAGTAAGTTTGTAAAAGGATGTGTAGAGAAGTCCGGAATCTCCGAAGATAAAGCCAACAAAATATATTCTGACATTGAGTACTTTGGTGGTTATGGATTCAACAGAGCTCACGCCGCAAGTTACGCCATGATTTCATACATCACTGCGTATCTGAAGACGAACTTCACTGCGGAATACATGGCTGCACTTCTTTCATCTGTTACAGGAAATAAGGACAAACTTGCAATCTATCTTGCAGACTGCAGAAAGATGGATTTAAAAGTTTTAAGTCCTTCAATAAATAAATCAGTTGAAGACTTTGCCGTAATAGATGACAGTACAATAATCTTCGGCTTATCTGCAATCAATGGGATTGGCTATGCAGTGTCAGAAGCAATACTCTCATCTCGAGATTCTGATAATCCATACAAAACAATATACGACTTCTTTAGAAGAACAAATCCAGCAGTGCTTAAGAAGTCAACAATAGAACACCTCGTCAATGCAGGTGCTCTTGACGAATTGGCAACCTACGCAATGGATACTGACTTTGGAAGACAGACTGAACTCAATATTCTTGAAAAGGAAAAAGAAGAACTCGGCATCTATGTATCGAAGAATCCAGTTGACGGCGTTTGGGATCTTCTATTTAAAAAGATTAGTCATGAAATAGTGGAAGTTCCCGAGTTGCCAGCTGGATCGAAGGTGGTGATTGGAGGCATTATATCCGACGCCAAGAAGATGATAACAAAGAAAGGTGCTAAGATGTTTAAATTTAGCATCCAGGATATATCATCTGACATAGAGGTAATAGTGTTCCCCAGAGAGTCAAAGAACTTTGGTGACGACTTCTTCCAGAATGGCGATGTAGTTACAATTAGCGGATCTTTATCAAAAGATGGAGATGATGAAAACGTTATATCAAAGATAATCTTCAATTCATGTGAAAAGCTAGATCTTTCAAATTTTTCTGGTGGAACGCCAATATATCTAGATATAGATTCGCAAATAGATAAAGATACAATTAAAAGATTGTATGATATAATAAAAGAAAAAGATGGTGGATCTTATGTCTTCCTGTCATACAAAGACGGAGGAAAGAAGTTTACGTTTAAGTTCAATAAGAAAACATCATTAACAATCAAAGGTAAATTGGAAGAAATATTAGTGGAGACAACACAATGACAACCGGTAATTTCTATCAAAATCCAACAACAAAAGAGTGCTGGGTATTCTGCTCGTCTTGCAATAGATGCCAAGACAAGGGAAGATACACAAAGTGCGGCAGCTGCAGTGGAAGATACGATCCCAAGGGATGCATCGATCCCGACAAGGATGACTACTGCGACTGCAAGAATGGCGTTCTAAGATGGAAGACCAAAGAGGGTCGACTGTTAATGACTAGATTCAAGACTAATCCATTCAAAGGTGAAGTCAAATATATCAAGAAGTCTCAGGATGAAAGAGACTGGGATTCTTATGTGAATGACATGAGAGAAAAAATGAACGATCCAAATTGGGATCCAATCACAATAGTGGACGAGTAATAAAATGAAAAAATCGGAAATAGGTAGAGTATCACTGGGCAAAATAAAGCTCATAGAATACGACATGAGCGCAATCCAGGATCACCAGGCAAAGTTCTTTATACAGTCTGGCATAGCTGGTTTCTATGCCTCTGATGAGGAACTGCGTGACCTATATGGAATATTAAGTTACTATTTCAATATAGACCAAATCGAAAACCTCAAGATAGATATCGAATAGGAGATTATATGGGTTGGCCAGTTTTAGAAGATGACTTTATGGAGTATGGAGATAGCCGGTTGGATTGCCTTGGGCGAAGGTAAATACAAGAACATTCATACTGGATACATAATGGATGAGAATGGAACTATTTTTAACCAGAACGGAGAAGTAGTTTCAGAGGTAGACAAAGACAGATAATGATCATCCAAAACATATCAGACATAGATCCACTTAAAAAGCTCACACTATCTGAATTTAGCTATTCAAGAATAGACACATACGAAATGTGTCCATCAAAGTACTTCTATTCGTACATCAAAAAAGAACCGAGAATGTTCTCGGCTCCTGCGGTTCTTCGGAAACATCGTGCATGGTGTGTTGGAGGACAACGTTTCATCAGGTTCTGTTCTTGATCTTGATCAGATGAAGGTGGCCTACGAGGAACATGCAGCAAATCTAGATCCCAAGCAGCAAATACCAGCTGAGCTTACCAGCGCCGGAGTTCAGATACTTGAGGATTTCTATGACATTTACTCTGGAAGAGACTTCAATGTCTATGAAAAGGAAATGGAATTCAACTTTGTCATTGGCAACTATTCAGTAATAGGCTATATGGATAGAGTCGATATGTACGACGATATGGTCGAAATAGTCGACTATAAGACTGGCAAGAGAGAGGTCGCACAAAAAGACATTGCAAAGAATCTACAGCTTGGAATCTACGCACTTGCTGCTTCGACTATCTTTCCTGGCAAAAAGATAAAGGGCTCATTGCATTATCTTAGATCCGGCAGAATCAAGTCTCATGAGTATTCTGATGAGGATCTAGTCTCTATAAAAGAGGAACTTGTCAATAGGATAAACAGGATAATAAATGACTTTAATTACTCGCCCACAAAGAATGAAAGATTCTGTTCTTTTTGTGATCACGCCAAAAGCGGAGCCTGCGCTACAGGTGCAGCAAGATTAAAGAAAGCTAATTACTAGCAATAAAAAACCCCCGGCCTAAGCATTTCTGCATAGGACCGGGGGTGAT